TCGAGCATCCCAGAAAACAACCGTTCGGCGTTGTCTACATCAGTCCAATCCACCAACGCATTCGACGCCTCCAGATTGTCCCAATTGTGGGTGCCGGAGTTGTCGCCGTAGGTGGCGATTGTGTTGTCCCTGTAGCGGTAGCGATGATCGGTCGTGTTCTCGTCGACGATGCAATCAATCGCCCGAAGTTCCTTGCTGGTGGCGAGTGACTCGCCGACCTCGCGACACCGATCCTCCAGGACGCCGGTCCGATCGAAGAAAATCGCCTCCTTCGTCACGCCGACGATCAGCCCCCGCTTGGTCGTGACAGGGGTGTCGATGTAGGTCTGACTGACACCGGCCCGGGGATAGGGTCGCCCTTCCTCGACCACCAGCGCCTCATCGCCGATCTTCGAAATCCCCGGGATACGCTCGCCGCTGAACTGCGTGGAGCGTGCGGGAATCAGGCCCGAGAACACATAGGCTTCCTGCTCGTAAGCCTGCATGATCTCGTTATACAGCACCTGCCCGCTGATCTTGGCGAACTGGCTGGACGCGACCAAGCTGGCGGTCTCCCGCAGTTCGCTACTGCCATTGCTTCGAGGATCGTACAGGTTGACCATCTCGCGGCCGTCCGGCACGAATTCTTCAAAGAGCTGCCGAAGCGAGAAGTCCCCGAACTTCAACGCCCCGCTCTTCAAGCCCTCAGAGAAATCCGAGTTGAACTTCCCCACGTCTCCATCACGCTGGGCCGCTTCGAACAGCCGCCGCAACTGCTTCACGTTCACCATGTTTTTGGCTCCTGTCCTTTAGCGTTCTTGGGTGCAGACCACATAGTCCACATTCAGGGTTTCAAGATTGGTCCCACCGTTCTTCACGCCAAGGGCAATCTGCATCTCAGTCGCCGACGTGAAGATGTAGTCATGCTGGGCCACCAACACACCATCGACGAAGAAGCTGACATAGGCATTCGTCGACGAATACGGCATGTACTCGATCTTGAGGGTCTGGTAAGCAGCCCCGCCCGCAGTCACGGCACGCTTCGCCAGATTGTTCAGGTTGGCGGCTGACAGCTCGGTCGTGATCTGTGTGGTGGAGTTGCTGGTCTCAGCGATCCAGACAGTCCCGCCGTCAATCTTGTGGAAGTTGGCACCCGAATAACTGGAAGGGGGCCCCCCTCCGTTGTCCACCAGCGAATTCGCCCCGACAGCGTCCATCACGCCAACGAGGATATTCGCGTCATCCGTGTTCGCTTCGGTGAACTGCACGCGGGCTTCGAACAGAAGAGGCTTGTTCGCCGTGAACTTGAAAACCTCATTCGCCGACTCAACATAGGCTTCGTCGTTGTCGGCCACGGTGCCATCGCTCGGCACAATGGCCAAGATCCCGCCGACCACATCGCCAACGCTGGCGGTCCCTGTGTCGGTCAGAGTCGTCACCCAATCGGCCGAGTCCACGTCACGGTTGAAATCGTCTTCGATTGTGAATTGCCGCCGCTTCGTCAGCAAGTCCGGCAGTCCGTCAGTTCGCGCAGCCATGTATAGTGCTCCTTAGTTGGCACGAATGGCAGCGATGAACTGCCGGGTATCAGTGGGGTATTTCGTCGCAGTCGCCGCAGGAGGGGAAGCCGCTGGACGTGCTCCCCGTTGTCCCATAGGCCACGACTCCAGCAACGCCGCTCGCTTGTCCGCAGGGACAGCCTGCAACGCCGCCAGCCGCTCGGGGGTCACGTCTCGGCCAGCCGATTCCAGCAGTTTCCGGGCATCGTGCTCGGCCTTGATGGAGCCCATCGACTCGGTCAGGGCGTCCAGCTTGCCCATGATCTGGGCCATGCTCTCGGCCATCTTCTTGACCTCTTCGCCCGCCATTTCCTCCATCTCTCCCTCTTCAGGGACAGCGGGGGCGTCGGGCATCAGCATCTCTTGGGCCTTGAGGATGGCCGCGATGCGCTTCATCTTGGACGATCGATCCCCGTCCGAGTCGAGCACCTCTTTCACCATCGCCGAAAAGTAGTCGCTCTCGTTCTCTTTCATCGGCTTGTCGGCGTACTCGCCCATCCCCTCAGCGGCAAGCACCTTCTCTTCGCCCGCCATCTCGGCGGCTTCTCGAATCGTCATACGCTTCCCCTCGCTCTCAAAAAGCCCCGCGTTTGTGGCAGGGGTCTGAACCAGATCCACGGAATAGACTTTGTCCACCGACTCCACCACGACGGATGCCCCATCCATCCGCACGGCTCCCTCTGCATGATGCGAGAGTCCGAGGCGATTGGGGTTCCTCTCTGCCGCCTCTGCCACAACGTCCGCCTGGGGGTGACTCTTGAGGTAGTGCAGGTCTCCATAGACACCGTCAGGCATCTGGCGGACATTGCGAATCCAACCGAAGGCATCTGAGACGGGACGATCCTTGCCCTCGCCCCGTGGATGGTCGATGTTGACCGGAGCCCCCTCATACAACTTCGCCGCTTGCTCCATCGCCCGGGCGCTGTACGTCCGCCCGTTTCGAGAAGTCGGCCCGAGAATCCGCACACCCTCGATCAGTCCCGAATCCCTGTCGATCCGGCTGGGGGCAATCGCTGTCTGTTCGCGGAGGCGTCGTTTCATGTCTCCCGATTATGGATGCGGGAGACGATCAAACAAGGGCAATCGGGGGCTTCGTACAAAAGACACGACCTGCGGCTAAATTTAGCCTAAGGTCGTCCGTTGCGTTTCGTGCCTGAAAACAAGGCTAGAATCGCTCGCGTGTTGCCTTGGGCTCAGCTTGCGTCTTCAGATAGCACCGGCAATTGGGGTGCGCCGGCGGTCCACCGTTCGCGATCACTTCATCCCGTGCCCGACTCCCGCCAGGTGCCAACGCATTCTCCAGCACCAACCCCCACAAGTCTGGCACCTTGTTGTGAAGCGGTCGACAGAGTGGGCAGACCCGATCGTCCTTCTCGGTGATCCACCGCGTGATCATGTTGAACCCTGCCCGCTCCAGTGGAATCCGTGCGGCATTCGTCCCGCGTGTCTGGGCCTGCGTGGTCAGGGTCGCAGCAGTCACCGCATCACGGTCTGGCCCGAGGGCTCGCGACAGCACCGCCTCAACGTCCGCCGCTGTGCCAGTCGCCAGCACTTCGCCCGAGGTCGTGACGATGTCCCGGGCTGTGCTGATCGACGATGCCGCCGAGTCTGCTGCCATTGCCCCGGCCTGTAGCAGTGCTTGCCGGTTGACCTCAAGGGCTGTCGAGTCGTCCACAGCACCGGGCAGCATCTCGGCGGCATGCTGTGCGAACGTCGCGAGAAACACCGCCAAGAGGATAAGCGTGAGTTCCTTCCGCCGCTCATCCTCCCATCGTGCCCAGTCGGCCGCAGACACACGCGACGGATCGGGCGGGTCTCCCAGCAGTTCCCGCAGTTCCCTCCGCTGGCGTGCTGTCAGTCGCGACAGTCTCCGGGCGAAGTCCCGCTCCACTCCCATTCGGTCCGCGAGTTCGCTCACTGTTGCAGACCCTCCAAGATGGCCCGGGCTTCGGGCAGGGTGCTGACGCTCTCCAATGCCGCGACGATCGCCGCTTGCAGGGTGCCCGCGTTCTCGACCGACCCGCAGTCGCCGCAGTCGCACGACTCAGAGACATTGCCCACGATGCCCGCAGCCCATTGTGCCCCCGTGTCCCCGCCCCACCCCAGCCACGCGACATACCCTGCATCTCGCCACGGCTCTCCCTTGTGTTCTGGCGCTACCGCCTTGTTCTTCTCGTGACGCCCGAAGAATGACGCCATCCGGCCGACAGTCTCGCGGGAGAGTCGTTCCCCGCTGGCCAGTTGGCTGGCTCGAGTCCATCCGACCTGTGTCATCCCGGCCACCGCGTCCCCGTGCTTATCACGCCACTTCAGCACCCGGCGGGCATTGTTTCGGGCTGCTTCGGGGGGGCTGTAGCTGTCCTCGGCTTCCCTGACTGGCATGATCGACGGGGCCGGCGCTTGGGTCGGTCCCTCTTCCGCTCTGTTCTGCTGCTCCTGCTCCCAGTCCAGCCCCGCCTGAGTCGCAGCCGTGCGCTTGCTCAACAGGCCGTTGGTGATCTGGATGGCCTGCACGTTGGCCAACTCTTGCGGGTTGCGGCTGGCCACGCTGGGCATCTCCGTGTTGATGTCGATCAGTGCCTCGATCTCAGCCCACGGCCGCTGAGGCAAGATCCCCCTCTCCCATTCGAACCGCAGCACCTTCCACAGCAGCCCCTCGAACGCTCGGGCGTAGAAGGATTGATCTGTTTCCCTCGCTTTGACGAAGGGAGACTCGGCCACGAGGGTGGAGGCGTAGTTGGCATTGCTGGCATCTCCCGACACCATGTACTCCGGCATCGCCCATCGCACACCGACGATCCGCAGGAGTTGTTGGGAGACAGCCAGGAACCCGTCATTACGTTCCGCCCCCATTGGCCCCGGCTTGTAGACCAGCCCCGGCGACGGCTTGAGGATGGTTCCCGGCCTGTATTGCTGCACACGCTGCTGCTTCTGCCCGCCGCCGATCACCTGCCGACCGTACTGGGCCACCGCATCGCTCGCCCCCAGCGTCTGGATGCTGGCCTGTGATGTGCCTGGGGGAGCCTCCAGAATCCACGCGATGGCCGCTTGCAGGGCAGCACCTTCGGCCATGTTCCGCCTCAACTTGGCCTCGCGTGCAATCTCCTCCACGATCAGGAACAGATCACTCACCCCCCGCTTGGCATTGCGGGGGCTCCCTCTGGAGATGTGGAGCATCCTCCGCTCTGGCACATAGTCCCAGTCCATCCCCCCATCGTCGCGGGTGACGTGATAGCCCAGCACCATGTCCGGCCGGCGATTAGGCGTGCGAACCCCGAAACTCCACGATGTCGGGCCGTCGTAGTCGTCCAGCCACTCCTCCAATTGCCGCACGTTGCCCGGCTCGCGGATCTGATCTGGCTCCAGCACGCACAGCGTAGGGGCTCCCGTCAGCCCGGGTTCAAGGTATGCGAACGCCTCCCCGTCCTCTCGGCTGCGATGGTGGAGTTCCCGATCGAGACTGCCCATCATGTCGTGCGAGTCGCAGAACCGATCGATGATCCGCTGGCACAGATCAGCCAGTCCCGCATCCTGGGATTGGGCCGTGAACACGAACCCCGGCCCGAAGGTGTACTCCGCCAGCCTGTCGAGTGCCGCTGTGCTGACAGGCGTCAACAGCACCAGATTGCGGGCCGCTCCCCGGATGTATGCTAAGTCGATCTCGGTGTCATAGTACGGCTTGTAACGGCCGTCCGCTCGATCGGTAAGCGATGTGAACGGGTTGACCGCCGACGGGTAGCCGAAGGTGGGATCGTCGTACAGGTAGCCTCGTCGATCGATCGTCTCGGGCACAAACGCCTCAAACAGTCTCGCCAGTGCCTCGCTCATGTCGCCGCTCCTGTATCCGAAGTGTCTTGGTCTTCCGCCCGCACCGCTGGCATTCGCGGTACTCCACGCCCTGTGTGCTCGATCTTACCCGAGTCATCGCCCCGCACGAACACCGAACCATGCCGCAGGGATGCCGACGCTCTACCCGCTCCATGCCAGATCCTCCGCGTCCTCAGGCTCGCCGACCATGCCATTGAGGCAACGGACCGCCATTTCCAAAGCGTCTGGCCCGTCGTCGTGGTCACCCCGGGGGAATTCGCCCAACTGATCCAAGAGTAGCCGCGTCCCCGGGTTGTCTCTGAAGCGGAACAGATCGGCCGCCAGCAGTGGCCCGAGGCTCGACACCCGCAGGACTTTGTTGCCCGTGTTGACGATGGTCTGGAGGGGCATCACGCATCCGGCAGACATGGCCGCAGACTGGAAAGACTCGCCCAGCACCCTCTGGAAACCGTTGCCCTCCAGCACCATCAAGTTTGCCTGATGCCGCTGGTACATCGCGACGGCATCAATGGCAATCTCGGTTTCCGCTCTCCGCCTGATGTCCGCGTCGATCCACAGCCGACCGCCAGATCGCCCCACGAAGACGATCGCACTGTAGTCGCCCTTCCGGTCATCAGCACCCAATGACGGATCGACAGCCACCACACCGACATCGAACGCATCAGGCCAGCGGGCAGCCATGCACCGATCGCCGAGGTACTGGCCCCACTTCGATTCGCCCCACTTGCCGGGCCTCTGCTGGTACATTGCCCGCCACCAGTATTCCGACCGTTGGGCCTGCATCTCCCGCAGCCTGTCAGCCGGGTATCGCTCAGGCCAGAGTGCCTCCCCCGGCTGCCGACCGAGTGGATCGCCTCCCTCCGCAATCGCTGGCAACGTCAATCGCCGGATCGCCCCGCCAGCCTTCAGCAGCCGACCGAAGATGTCGTCTTCATGCCATCGGGTCATGATCCCGATCGTCTTCCCCCCGGGCTCCAATCGCGTGCTCGCCGTCGACTGCCACCAATCCCAATGGTTATTGCGGGTGGTCTGCGATAGGGCTTCCTCTGCGTTCTTGACGGGGTCATCAATGATCAGTAGGTGCGCCCCCCGCCCTGTCATCGGGCCGCCGACGCCCGCCGTCGTCATCCCCCCGCCGTCGGTCGTGCTCCAGTCGTCCGCCGCTGTGTTGTCGACCGACAGCCGGCGCGAGAACAGCGGGCCGGCCGACTCCGCGAACACCTGTCGTGCCTTGCGTCCCCACGAACGGGCAAACGTGGCCTCGTACGCCGCCAGCATTACCCGCCGCTCTGGCCACACGCCCAGATACCAAGCGGGCAGGAAACGGGAGACGAGTTCGCTCTTCCCGTGCCGTGGGGGAGCCTCGATCAGTAGGGTTGGCTCACTCCGTCCCGTGAGCGTGTCGCGGATCGCCCTGCTAATTGCTTGGATGTGGCGGGGTATCTGAAACTTGCCCTTGCTGGCCTCCTTGGCAAACAGGGCTGGGCTGCTGACGGCTTTCGAGCCAGTCGATGTAATCAGGCTCATTCAACAGTGCCTCCACAGATTGCCCCACGCTCACAGCCACACCGACATTCACGGCCGTCTGCGGTGGCCCCTGCTCCCGTCGTACGTTGATCGCATCCGCCGCGATGAGTGCCTTGCATGCCGCAATGGATGTCTTGGGGTCGGCATCCTCCACCCATTGGGCCAACTGATCGACCACACGCCGGCGCTTGTGCCGACCGATTGACCATCTCAGCCCCTTGCCCAACAGTGCGGGATGGTGTTCCGAAAACTGCCCCTCCCCGATTTGCTGGGGTACTGGCCCCTGCCCCCCTCCGGCAACTCCATCGTTTCTCGAAGGCTTCTGGGGCTCAGGGCTCGCCGGTGCAATCATGTCACGAGTCTCTCACCTGCAATGTCGCCACGAAGATTCGCGTGTTGCTCCCGCTCGTCGTCGCCGCCACCGTCAGCACGTAATCGCTGCCAGCAGTCCCCCCGCTGATCCGCACCTTCGCCCCCTCGTTCGCCGCCACCGTCGCCCCCGTGAACTCATCGACGAATGCCGATGTCTGGACGGACGGGCTGCCGATGGTCAATCCCGAAGGGCTGGCCGAGATAGTCACGCTAGACAACGTCTCACCTGTTGCCAATAGCGGACCGAAGTCCATGCCAAACAGCACAGACTCGGCTGAGTGTTTCGCCAGTACTCTTTCTGCCGCAATCATCGGGGGAGCCCTCGCATCGTGTCAGGCCGCTGGCGTGGTCGTGCCACGTCTGGCCGTGTAGACCGCATTGTCTCAGGCCGTCGCCTCGCACGCCAGACGGGGATTGGTGCCGTTTCCGCCGGCTGCGTCCCCTGGGATTGTGGGAAGTACCGTGGTGCGAAGTATCTGGCAGGGAAATAGCGTCGTGCAAACATCAGGTGGCATCCGTCGTGACGTCGGTTCGGTCGCCATCAGCCGTGACCGTGGCAGTGATCCGGTTTTTGGTGTTGGCCGCGTCCCTGATCGCAACCGTTGTGGTCGCCGCCCCAGACAACCGGCCAACCAACGCCGCACGCACCAACCGAACCGCCTGAACCAGCGTCTCGGAACCCTCGACTGTGGCCCCCAGTGTCGCCGTTGCGATCTCCGTTGCCGCACTTGCTGCAAGAGCGTTGCTGTCGATTGCCCCTGCTGCGAAATGCGTATTGGCGATCACCGCAGGCTGTAGCTCGTGGATGTCTGCCGCGACATGGTTGCTGCCTGTCACCGACACTTCCGCCTGTGCCGACCGACTCCGCAGCAGCCTTGCCCCGAAGGTGTCCGCCGTTGTGTAGCTTGCGATCAACGCATTCCAGACGCCGCCGACAATCTCGGTCACCGCATCCGTTGCCAGTGCCGATGCTGTCAGCACGTTCGCCGCCATCGCCCCGACAGACGCATCCATCCGCCCGCTGACAAGTGCGGCAGGGAGTCGGCCTTGGATGTCCACGGTGTCCGCCTCGATAGCGACTGTGTTGTCGCGGATCGTGTCCAGAATCCCCGCCGTTGGATCGGTGGGAGTCGTGCCGCTCGTGGGGATGCCGAGGATGGATCGAATCGCCGTTCGCTCGTTCGCTGTCCAATCGGTTGTTCCACCACCACCGCCCGAGGGGGCCAATTCAAGGGCAATCGTCGTGAACTGGGAGACTCCCGCCCCGTTGTTTTGCACCAGATCATTGAACAGCGAATCCGCGACACCCGGCTTGCTCGCGGGGTCATACGTGGCCGCCAGAAGATGATCGAGATGGTTCACCTCGATCGCGTCTTGGACTTCGCTCTGCACCTCTGCATCCCACGCCGCATTCCAAGGGATGGCGGTGAACTCGGAGCCCGTGACGTTCATTGCGTTCGCGTCAATGGCACCAGTCGCAAACGATGCCGAGGTGATCCCACCCGCCCCGATGCTCCCCACGGCACCCGTTACGCTCGCGACACTGCCAACCACACTCCCGCCGACGTTGCCCGTCACGCTGCCGACAGCACCGGTCACCGAT